TGCAATGCTTTCCAAAATTCATCCAGTTCAAAGGGATATTTTAGATAATGAGGGGTGCAATCCGCATCTGATCCCTCCACTATTGATCCTACGGCAATTCCGTCTGGATGGGTTTCAATCCACGCTCCACAATTTGTATAATTAAACGTGTTTTTTTCTACTTGGTGGAATTCGGTTTCCCCAAATCCCCTTGCGTCCATAAACTCAGCAAGGTTGTTAATTGTATTTGTTTTGTTTTTCATAATTCTAAAAGGTTAAGTTTTGCTCCTGGTGGAATATCCTTTGCCCCGTAGGACTTGTGATATGGTAAATGGCCCTTGTGCGGGGATCATACGCGCACAATTCCCCGCGCCGGATTGAGAAGCCGGATTCCACGCAACGGCTAATGAAACGGGCTTTGATAATCCGCGCATCCGTAACGGTTTTGAAACGGGTAATCATTCGCTTGCCTCCGTTGCTTTTGAAATCACCTCGGTTATTTCAACAAGCCATTCCCCGCAATAGGTTTGCGTTCCGTTATGGGTTAAATCGTCAGGGCATTCAATTAAAGGCAACGCTTTACGCAAAGCTGATTGCGCTCCTTTTAATGCCGCCAACATTTCCGGTGCTGCTGCTATCAATTTAGCATTTGCAAGGCATTCTTCACTTGAGACAGAAAAGTTTGAATTACTGGTAAAAGCTATTGATTTCACTAAATTATCCATAGCTAACCCTTTTTGACAAAGGGGGCCGATATGGTAACCGTGATAACTTTCAGTGTTGTCAATACTGGGGTTAAAGGCCCAAGGGCCGTTTGTGTGAGATTGTTTCATTATTCGCTTTCGTAGCCGTCAAACCATTGACCGACTTTTTTGGTGTATCGTTTCTTTGCTGAAGTAATGCAGGTTTTGCTGCTGGTTTCGGGGTCTTTGCAATGCGCTTGCGCTTCCTCCAAAGTTAACCCGCGTTCAATGACTCTTGACCTTCTATTAGAATCAAAAAACATTCTGACAATCTTGTAACGGCTCATTAGTCCACCTCCGGTGCTAGAATTTGATTGCTTCCCCAGTCTCTCTCCAATCGTAAATTGGGGTAGGCTAAAAGGGTTTTTCCCTTTAGGTTTTCATGCTGGAAAGGCTCCAGCTTTAAGGCATATCCACGGGGGTCATAATTGACAAAGAAACCTTGCGGCAACCTACCAAAAACCTTTTCCACGTCTTGCGCGGCGTGGTTTTCTGCAATCTGCATTTGATCACATGAGATTTTGCCATTGCAATAATCCGTTGCAGCCTTGTGAGCCTTGTTTTCTATGCGCTTTAGTTGCCGCCATAGTTGCAATCCTGTTTTTTTGGTGCTTTCATGGGTGTCATTGCCTGTTATCGGGTGTAACGGGTTAATAATTAACGCCAGTTTTTCTAGTGCGTCATGGTGATCTTGCCGCATTTTATTAATGCGGTCTTTTTCTGCTCGTTTGCTCATGTTATCCTAGTTTCTCCATAGGGCGGGTTGCAGCCCGTTTGCCGGATTGTTCTGTCCTAGTCAGTCCGGCTCCCTATGGATTTACCTGACTAGGTTTGTGTATTAATCACACAATGCAACCACCAGGAATGCTGGTGGCTGTAGTTGTGGGGTTAAAATTTAACTATTTTACATCCCTGAAAAACTTGGAGGTTTTTGACCTTCTGCTCTGCTCCGAATTTTGTATATAAATAAACTGGATTTGACAGATTGGGGTTGTGGCTGAAGTTTTCACTAAAAACTTCTCTCGCCGTCCCCAAATAAAAACCATGTTCCGGATGTTTTAATGCGTATTCAAATTCAAATAGTGTTTTCATATTATGCAGCGAGTTGAATTAATAACGCCAAAGCAGCAGAGCCTTGTATGGTGATTTTGTTTGCTGTGATCTTTACAGTAACCTTGTCAAAGCCTTGCAAGGTTTTCCCGACGTATCCGCCGCAAAGATCAATGACGGGCCGATTATCGCCGCCCGCAATCTTTAGCGGGCCATTTTCATCTCTGACAAGTTCCCATCCGTTTGCCGTTTCAATGCGTTTATAACGTACGCCTTTATTCCAAGCTTCGTTAGCAAGTGATTTACCCTCAATCCATACGCGTTTATTACCGCGATTGATTCCAATGTTTCTGGTGATTTCTTTCATTTTATTTTAGTCCTAGTTTTTTTAGTGCGGATTTTACTGAATCAATTTTCTTTATTCTCCAAATCAACTTGCCGTTATATTCTTTTATAACGCTTACAAATTGCTTACCGTTTTGATCTTCTCTTAAGATGAAATAATCACCGCGTGTTGAGACGCATGCTTTTTCACCTTGAGACAAAAGGTCAATTTCTTGGGGAGTAAGATACTCAATTGCTTCCATGAGTTTGATTAGAAAGGAGTTTTGCTTATCCGTCAATATCTTTTTCGTCATTAAATGTGTCACGTTATTAACAGTCAATTAAGTTTAATTGAATAAATCGCTCGCTATCCCAGTCCCTTAATACTAAAACTCCTTTGCTTTTATTATGGCTGTAAAGATAGTTAAACCCGTATCAAAGAAGCTCGCCAAGCCAAAGACAGGTCGCAAGCCAATAGCCTTGAAACTAACTGACGAACAGTTAGATGAGGCTAAACAGGCTTTAAGCGTGGGATTTCCGCAAGGTAGGATTGCCAGCCTCCTGGGGATTAGTGAGGCAGCATTTAGCCGGATGCTGAATAGGAACAAGGGAGACAATGAATTGGCTATATCCCTTTCTCTCTCAAAAGAGAAAGGTAAAAAGAGATTGCTTGGCTTGATAGATAAGCACGCGCAAAAGAATTGGCAAGCTGCGGCTTGGCTACTAGAACGGTGCAACGGTTCACAGTTCGCCCAACGAACCCAAACCGGAACAAGTCCGCAACTAACGGTAAATCTTCAGAATGTCATGACCGCGCAAGCGAAACGTCCGGCAGAAATTGCCAACAAAGCCAAAGACGTTTGATAATAGCTCTGTTTTTGTGGGTTATTCTGAATTAGTGCGGTAGTTTGATAAACTAGCGGTCAATATATGCCAGCCAAATCCTCCAAGCCAAAGTCAAGAGACCACGCTGACCCCAGCACCCCCACGGTCAGTAAGGTTGCTTCTGCACCCCCCTCTCCAAAACAGCCCAAAACAAAAAGACTTACAGCGAAGCAGAAGAAAGAACTGGAGCAGAGCAAGACCTATGACTTGCAATGGTTTCCTGAGCGTTGGTTAGGCGAGCAGCCGTATGGTTGGCAGTTTGATGTGTTGAAGGCATTGAACTACAAGGAGAGTCGGGTGGCTTTGAAAGCGGCCAATGGATCGGGCAAGACGAGCATGGTAGCCGCAGCGGCTGTGGTTTGGCATGTGGTGAACTTTCCGGAGAGCCTGTGTGTTTGTACTGCTGGAGTGTTTAGACAGGTTGAGGGCGCGTTATGGCCCGCTATCAGGCGGTTTACAAGTCAGTTGACAAATGGCGATGGATTTGAGGTGACACAAAGTGGTTTAAGGTTTGTGAATGGGGCTAGAGCGATTGGGTTTAGTGCGAGTGACGCGCATAAGGCGGAGGGTTGGCACAGGCAAGGGCCGACAGATAATCTGATGTTTATTGTGGATGAAGCGAAGGGCATTCAGGATGAGAAGATTTTCCATGCGGTAGAGAGATGTCAGCCTAGTCGGTTACTGATGATGAGCAGTCCTGGGGCTGCTAGTGGCTTCTTTTATGAAGCTTTTACCAAGCAAAGAGACAGGTGGGACACATTTACGGTGACGGCGTTTGATTGTCCGCATTTGACGAAGGATTGGATTGACGAACAGGTGAGGACGTATGGGGAGAAGAGTCCTTTGATTCGGTCTATGATTTATGGGGAATTTGTTGATGACAGTGATGAAGGTGTGGTTTTGAGTCTGCGTGAACTTGAGGAATCCTTACAAAGCCCTCCGAAAAGGGGGGAGGGGTTGAATGTGGCTTTTGTGGATTTTGCTGCTGGAGGAGATGAAACGGTGTTTTGTTTGCGTAAAGGCAATGAGATTACGGAGATGGAGACTTGGAAGGAAAGAGACACCAACAAGACCATTGGTAAACTGATTAATTTATTTGACCGCCACGGGTTAGTGGCTGACGAGATATACGGGGATGAAGGCGGGATGGGCTTACCGTTGTGTGATGCGTTAATGGACGCGGGTTATGACATACACAGGGTTAATTTCGGAGGTAAACCGTTTGATGCAAGGTATCAGAATCGGGGTGCGGAGATGTGGCACACTGGCGCGAGAGCAATAGCTAATAAGGAAGTGATCTTGCCTGATGACAAGAAACTCCATCAACAGCTTGTTTCAAGACGGGTGGAAGTGAGTCGGCAAG